GGTTTCTCGAAATGCTTCTTATGTAATCTGGTTGGGCCATCAAACTTAGCAGTTATGATGCGATCAGAATTACGAGGATCAGTAGCAACAACTTTGGGTTTTGCAAACAATTTACCCTGCCACCTAATTTTCTTAGTGGCTTCCCAACCATGATGATTCGTTACGTCACCCATGGTTGTAAAAACGATATGCTGAACCAACTTATCATTTTCATCTAGACATTCCCCCATACATTCAAGTATAGGCTTGGCATCAACGGCTGGATTGGTTGCAACCAACGCTTCCAATTTAGTACAGCCTCCATTACAACTGCACTTACAATCACCGTTGTGTTTGATATAACCTTTAACACCAATACAAAAACCACAGGCGGTTTTTATTGGCTTCTTATCAACCTTAGCCGGAACTGGATTAACTTTACTGTCTAGTATCTTTTTTGTTTCCTCAAGATATCTTTGTTGTCGCTGGGTCAATTTAGCTTCAAGGCGATTTTCCATATTTTGCATATCCATCGCCAACTTATCGAGAACCTGCGTCGTTTTCATTATTTGAGCATTAATAACCTCCACTAGCATTTTATTGTCAACTTTATCCTTATCAGTCTGATTTGCTAGTGCTTCCAATTTGTTAACGAGTATCTCTTGTGTCTTCTCGTAATGTGCCTTTTCTTCATCCAACACATTATAAACAAAATGGGAATTACATTGATCGGGACTGCCAACAAGGCTTTCTCTACCTGGACGAAACCAATCAAGGTCAAAATCATCATCATAATCAATATGTTGATAATCCTCACCATAACTAGTGTCATGCTCGTGATCAAACTTATCCAACCAAATGGCGTAGTCATCTTGATCACCAACAAAAAATTCCCTTTCTTCTTGTTCACCATAGTCATTTCGCATAAAGAGAACATACTTATGACCTGGTTCCAAGTTCATATCAGAATGCACCTCAATTTGTTGATCATCTTGAAGTACAAAATCATAAGAGTTTGCATCATAAATAACATAACTCTTTTTTCTTCGGGGAATGATTCGTTTTTTGATTGCTTGAATCAATTTTTGCTTATGGGTACCACGTCCTCCTTTATTCTTACCTCTTTTAGTCTCAAATGGCCAGAAATGAGGAATAGGTGCCTTGAGCTTAGGTAAAGCTTGTGGTATGTTGACCCAAATATAAATAATGATACCTACTAAAACCCCAAACAGCATCATACTTATTTGACCACGATATTTATAAATGACATTACCAATGCCTTTTATAACCTTGTCAACTTTAACAATAAATGAGTCTTCTCGACCCATATCTTCACCATTGGTGACCCGAAAAAG